ATGTCTGTTTATTTCCCCAACGGGGCAACACTGGCGATCTCCACCGGCTTTGCCGCTGCGAAGGTGATCACCAGCATCACGAACGCGAATCCTGGTGTCGCCACCGCGCTTGCCAATGGCTTCGCCAATGGCGATATCCTGCTGATCACATCCGGCTGGGAGGACATCAACGAACGCGCAGTGCGCGTTGCCGCTGCCGCCGCCGGCGCTTTCACTCTGGAAGGCATCGACACTTCGAACACCTCGTTCTTTCCTGATGGCATCAGCGCTGGTTCCGCCAAAAAGGTCACCGGCTGGGTTGCGGTGAATCAGGTGATCGGCAACTCGATGTCCGGCGGTGAGCAGCAGTACTGGACGTACGCGCCGCTCGAAGCTCGTCGCGATAAGCAGATCCCGACGACCAAGAGCGCCCAAGCCTTCGCTTTCCAGCTTGCGGACGACGACAGCCTGGCATGGTACGAAGAGCTCGACAAAGCCGACCGCGAGAAGGAAGTGCGGATCCTGCGTATGTCGCTGCCCAACGGCAAGACGATCTACTACGCCGGTTACGCGTCCTTCAACAAAAGCCCGACCCTGGTGCGTAACGAGGGCGCGGCGGTGGCCTTCGGCTTCACCATCAACGCGGAAATCACGGCATACCGTGCACCTGTTGTTTCTGGTGGCGGGGCGTAATCATGGCGAAGTTCAAGATCGCCCAGACGGCGACGTTCCTGGGTGCGGTGATGATTCCCGTGGTTGGCCAGGAACCGGTGAAAGTTGATTTCACATTCAAATATCGAAACCGTGTTGAGCTGGCGGCGTTGTTCGATGAGTGGAATCAGAGGCGCAAGGATGGCCTTGAGCGCTTAAGTGAAGATTCGACCGTCTCGCAAATTGTCGCCATCGATACCGAAAACCAGGTGCAGCAAATCAAGGATTTAGTAGTCGGATGGGAGTTCGATGACAAATTTGATGACGAGAGCATCAAGGCGCTGGTGACTTCCTGCCAAGGGACAACCGAGGCTGTTGTGGATGCCTACCAAGCCGCATTTACCAAGGCCCGAACGGGAAACTGATCCGCGCCGCCCGCGCCATGTATGAGCCTCCCCCGGATGCGGAGCAACTCGCCGCATTTGGCTGGGACGCCGAGGACATGGAAGAGGAGTTCGAAGTTTGGCCGTGTCTTTGGCCGGCCTTCCTCTTGTTCAACCGCATGTCCACGCAATGGAGAGCAGGCACCGGCGGCGCTATCGGTCTCGACTACAGCAGCATCCGCGACGTGGCCGGATTCCTTGGCATCAAGAAAAAGAAACTCGCTGAAATCTTCCCTGACCTTCAGGTGCTGGAAGGCGAAGCCCTGCGCGTCATGGCGGAGGAAAGAGAAAACAGCCCGTAATCACGGGCACTTATTCAAGGTGAGTCGATGAACATTGCAGAACTCGGCGTCAAGATCGACTCGGCCGATGCAATCCAGGCGAAAACGAGCCTGGATGAAATGGCGAAGGCCGGCGGCCGGGCCGAGCAGTCCGCCGTTTCGCTGATGAACGAAATGCAGGCGCTGGAGAAATCTCTTTCCACCAGCGCCAGGACCACGCAGGACCTGGCAAAGCAGCGTGATGCCCTGGCGAAGCTGACCAAGACCGGTGCCTATGGCGAGGCCGAGGCAGCGAAGATCTCGGCACAACTCGATAAGCAGCAGATTGCCCTGGCCAAGTCTGCGATGGATGAGCAGAAAGCGCTGAACAGCTTGCTGGGGGCGATTGACCCGGCTCGCGGCGCTCTGGCCAAGCTGGACACACAGGTCGAGCAACTGGGCAAACACCTGGACGCCGGCCGCATCAGCCAGGATCAGTACAACACTGCCCTGAGCAAGATCGACAAGGACTACGCCAAGCTCGAAAAGACCACCACCGGCTTCGACAAGATGCGCCTCGGCACCCGCCAGGCGCAGGAAAACGTCGTGCAGTTGGGCAATGCGCTTTCCTCTGGTGACTGGGGCAGCGGCGTGCGTGCTGTTGCTCAGTTGGGCGCCGGGGCTGGGGCAGGCGCTGCCGGGCTGCTTGCCATTCTGGGGCCGCTGGCCCTGGCCACCGCAGCAGTGGGCGGCTTGGCGGTTGCCTATTACAAGGGCAGCGAAGAGCAGGACAAATACAACAAGTCACTGATCCTCACCGGCAACTACGCGGGAGTGAGCGCTGGCCAACTGGGAGATATGGCGCGCCAGGTGAGCGCAACGGTCGGTACCACCGGCCAAGCCGCCGCCGTGCTTGCGCTGCTGGCTGACAACGGCAAGATCGCCGGGGACAGCTTCACCGGCATCACCCAGGCTGCCGTGTCGATGCAGGAAGCCACCGGTAAGGCCGTGAGCGAGACTGTCGCCGAGTTCTCCAAGCTGGCAGACGACCCGGTAAAGGCCTCTGCTGCGCTGAACGAGCAGTACCACTACCTGACGGCCTCGGTTTACTCGCAGATTACCGCACTGGAGCAGCAGGGCGATCACGCCGGCGCTGTGAAGCTGGCCACCGATTCGTACGCCGATGCAATCAACGAGCGCACCCCCAAGATTCTGGAAAACCTGAGCTTCTGGGAGCGGGCGTATAACGCAGTTGCCAAGGCGGCAGATGGACTGAAAAACGCCGGACGTCGTGACATTAATTCGGACATTGAGGACGCGAAGGCCGGGTTGCTCGAAGCCCAGAATATGGATGGGTTGTTTCAAAACCAAAAGTCAAAGGATGCCCTGATTGAGTTCCGGCAGAATCGCCTGAACATGCTTGAGGACGAAAAGGCGGCCCAGGCTGACATCGCCAAGTGGGAGGGCGAGCAGGCCAAGGCGCAGGGCGATGCCGTTTCATCGATGGCCAAGATCGATGCCCTGACCAAGTCGTCGTGGACGAACGAGCAGAAGCGCACCGAGGCGATCAAGGATTACAAGCGGCAACTCGACGATATCCGCAAGGTTGACCCGAAGGATTCGCGGCTCGATCAATCGGCAATCGATAAAAACATCTCCAACATCAACGACAAGTTCAAGGACCCGAAGGCGGCTGCAAGTCAGGTCGACCTGACCGGTTTCAACAACGCCAAGAACAATCTGGCAGCCATCGTTGATGAGTACAAAAACACCCAGAAGCAACTGGATGCGGCAGAGAAGGCCGGGCTGATTTCTCAGGCCGAATACGCGCTGAAGCGTGAAGCCCTTATCGGCAACCAGCGCGACGAGGTGACCGCAGCCTATGAGGCCGAGATTGCCGCGCTGGAGGCTGTCAAAGGCAAGAAGGCGACAACGGCAGCGCAAAGCATCCAGCTGGACCAAAAGATCGCTGACGCGCGCGCAGGGATGGTCAAGGCTCAGAAGGAGGCCGACAGCCAGCTTGAGGTGTTGGCCACCAACGAGACCGGGCGTCTGGCCAAGCAGGAACGGTCGATCACCACCTACGTGCAGGCCCTGGCTCAGCAGCAACGAGCCCTGGAACTTGCCGGCCAGCGCGCAGTTCTCGGCGTGGGCCAGGGTGACCGCCAGAACGCTCTAAACGGCGAACTGAACAGCCAGCAAGATCGGTTTGCTCAGCAAGCGTTGGATCTCGAAAATCAGCGCTCCGACCCATCGCGCAATATGTCGGATGAAGAGTTCACGCGTAAATCGCAAGCGCTCGCCGATGCGAACAAAAAAGCTACCGACCAGATCAGGCAGAACTACGCAGATGTCGAGGCCGCCCAGGGCGATTGGACGAAGGGCGCAACCGCAGCTTGGGACAACTATCTGGATTCGGCGCGCAACATTGCAGGGCAGACGAAAAGCCTGTTCGGCAACGCCTTCAGCTCCATGGAAGACTCGCTGGTCAACTTCGCCGTCACTGGCAAGGCGTCGTTCGCTGATTTCACTAAATCCATTCTCGCGGACATGGCACGTATTGCCACCCGGCAAGCCAGCTCGGCGTTGCTGGGCAGCCTGGTGGGCGCAGCGGCAAGCTACTTCGGCGGCAGTGCTGCTGGCGGCGGTAATGGGCTGGCTGCTGGTTCCGCTGGTGCGAACTCGTCGAACCTCGGCGCCTCGGCTGCCGGGTACTCCGGCACCTACTTCCAGGCTGACGGCGGCGCGTGGGCCAACGGTGTGCAGATGTTCGCCGATGGCGGCGCGTTCACCAATTCCATTGTCAGCAAGCCCACGGCATTCGGTATGGCCAACGGCAAGACCGGCATCATGGGCGAGGCCGGGGAAGAGGCGATCATGCCTCTAACTCGGACATCCAGCGGAAAACTGGGCGTTATGGCCATGGGCGGCGGAGCAGGCGCAACGCAGATCAATGTCGAGGTGCACATCGATGGCGACGGCAATGCATCGTCTACCGCCGACGCACCCGGCTACGACCTGTTCGGCAAAGAGCTGGCGACGTTCGTGGAGCAGAAGTATCAGGAACTGCGCTCTAAGGATATGCGCCAGGGCGGCGTCATCAACAATGCAATCAAGGGGCGCTGATGGCTATCGAACGATTCACTTGGGCAACGGAGAAAGGCGCGGAGGGCGAGATCACTCAGCGCGTCCGCTCCAAGCAGTTTGGCGACGGCTACGAGCAGTCGGTCGAGGATGGTCTCAACAACCGGTCGCAATCCTGGCCGGTGACCTTCACGGGATTGAAGGGGCGTATCAAGGACATCATGGACTTCCTCGACCGGCACAAAGGGGCGAAGGGCTTCCTCTGGGAGCCGCCCTTGGGCGAGCTTGGCCTCTACAAGTGCAACGGTTACAAGCCTGTGCACCGTGGGGGCCAGGTGTACGCCATCACCGCGACTTTCCAGCAAACCTTTCATCCCTGAGATAACCGCCCATGGCACTGATCACGGACATCCAGAAACTGGAGCCCGGCGGCGAGATTCGCCTGTTCGAAATTGACGGGACCGAGTACGGCGCGGATTACCTGCGCTTCCACGGTCACGCCATCCCGCACACGCCAGAGGAGTTGCTGGCATACGAGGGCTCGGAAGAGGACCTGCCGGCCAAATCCATCTGGTGGCAGGGCGAAGAATACGCGGCGTGGCCGGTGCAGATCGAGGGCATTTCCTCCAGCAGCGACGGCACCGCCTCTCGACCCACCTTCGCCGCCGGCAACGTCAATGGGCGTGTCACTGCGCTTTGCCTGGCCTTCGAAGACATGCTCAAGTTCAAGCTGACGGTTCGCGAGACCCTGGCTCAATACCTGGACGCGGCGAACTTCCCCGAAGGTAACCCGACCGCAGACCCGACCCAGGAGGCGCTGGAAATCTGGTACATCGACCAGAAAACCAGCGAGGATGGCGAGGCGGTGGTCTGGGAGCTGTCTTCCCCGGGTGAGATCGACAACCACGGTCTGCCCGGCCGGCAGATGACAACCTTCTGCCACTGGGCCATGACCAACGGTTACCGCGGGCCGGACTGCGGCTACACCGGCGCGACGATGTTCGACGACGAGGACAACCCCACGGACGACCTTGCCAAAGATCAGTGCAAGGGATGCCTTTCGTCCTGCAAGCTGCGATTCGGCGAAAACAACGAACTGTCCTTCGGCGGATTCCCCGCCGTTTCCCTGATTGCCCGGAGCTGACCATGCGCAAGCACATCATCGCGGCTATCCAGGCGCACGCGGCTGCCCAGTACCCGAAAGAGTGTTGCGGCCTGCTGCTGTCCATCGGGCGCAAGCAGAAGTATTTTCCGTGCCGGAACATCGCGACCGAGCCGAGCGAAGAGTTCCGGCTCGACCCCGAGGACTACGCCGCTGCGGAAGACTTGGGCGAGGTGATCGGCATTGTTCATTCACACCCTGACGCTACCAGCAGGCCGTCACCGCATGACTTGGCCATGTGCGAGGCCACGGCCTTGCCCTGGCACATCCTGTCCTGGCCGGAGGGCGATATGCGCACGATCACGCCGACGGGCAGCACGCCGCTGCTCAATCGGCCGTTCGTACACGGCGCCTGGGACTGCTGGCAGGTCTGCGCTGACTGGTATCAGCGGGAGTGGGGGATTGAGTTCGAAGACTTCCAGCGTGCTGATGGCTGGTGGGAGAGATCGGAAAACGCCAGCCTGTACGAACAGCACTACGAGGCCGCCGGCTTTGTTCGCGTCGACCGGCCGCAGCGCGGTGACATGATCGTTATGCAGGTTGGCCGGACGGCTCACCCGAATCACGCCGGGATTTACCTAGGTACTGATCCGGCGCTACCAGGGGAAGACTCGGGCACCTTCGGCCCTGGGCCGTTCCTGCTGCATCACCTATACGGCAGGCCTTCCGAAATCATAGTTTCCGGCGGCCCGTGGCATGACCGAACGCGCCTGATCCTCAGGCACAAAGACGCAAAATAACCAACATGACGCGGCATGGCCGCAGGAGAAGGGCATGAAGAAATTTGAAGAAGCGGGGCACTCGGAGCGTGCCACCCAGGAGAGCGCGCAGTCAGTGGTTCTCGAACAGAGCCTGGCGGACCGCTGGCGTGTCGTCATGAAGAAATGCGAGCGCAGCGGTCTTTATTATGTAGCTGGCTTTGCTATTTCCCAATAATGCCTTCTATAAGGCTGTCGATGTGGCTGTTATGCAGGCCGACATCGATGTGTGGATTAGAGCTGCTCTTCAGCTCTTCCAGGTCTTGAACAATTGCGTTAGCAATCGCCGGGTTCCCTGCAGAAAGCCTTCGCCCCAAAACAGAGGCTGTATTGATGTTGAAGGCGATCAGGGTACGCACGACTTTTTCCAGATCATTTAAGCGCTGCTCAGCTGTTTTAACTTCACTCATTTCACTTTCCTTGCGTTATCCGCGCCGATATTGGCGCAACCCCAGTCCTTGGGCTTGCAGGCGAAGGGCTGGGGAAATCCTTCAGTTAATTCTCGCTGCCCACCCGGCAGCAGGAGGGCTGTATGCAGCCAAGCCAGCGCTATATGCTGACCATTCACGACCTTTTCACCGTTACCGAAGACGGAATCTGCGGCGCTGAAGCGGAAGTAGCCATCCTGGACGGTGGCGCCGAGGTCGATCGCATGAAATTCTCTGGCAAGTGCCAGAGCAAAGACGGTTACCGCCGCGCCTACACTGGAATGGCTGGGCTCACTGCCGAGCTTGTTTCAGGCCCTGGGCGAATCCACTTTTCGGCAGAAGGCCTTCCAGTCACCTCGGCGGTGTAAGCCCGCCAATGAACTCGTCCGTGCCAAGCCTGTGAGAACCGTACTCGACGATGTATCCGTTATTCAGGCGCGCAGCCTCGGCTTCAGCAATTGCTTGGCTGGCGTAAACATCAACCAAGTGCCAAGGCTCAAGGGCATCCCTGAGAACCGCCCAGCCGAGCACGCAACCTTTGTTGTCAGGGTCCGCTGGAAGGTTTTTCGCAAGGCTTCGGATCGTCATAGCCACTCCTTGGTTGATTGAAGGCATGAGGCTACTATCGGTAGCTGCTGCTGCGTTACTGGCATTCCATCCACGCTGGATGCCTGGACAGGGAAGCGGAGCTGTGGCTTGTCCGCTCTCGGCCAACAGTTGCCAGTCGCATGCGTATAGAAAAGTAGAGACGCGTCAGCCCTCCTAGATTTAATTCTCTTCGATATGCATCTAACGAAGGGGTTGGCCCGTATGTCCTCTTGAGGGCTCGAATGCGATGAGTATCCGAGATCATCAAGCGATGCAGTGCGATGGGCGGTTCACCCGTTTCGTGATCCGAACCGTCATCTCTGCCAAGGACAGCTACGATCATGATACGACCACAGTCAGGTACTGCCATGAACGCCACGGATGACGCTCATTTTTTGGACCGCCTATTGCGCGGAGAACAGGATGCATATCGTGATCTGGTGTGCACGCATCAGGGAGCAATGAGGGCCGTAGCTTATGGAATCGTGGGGCGACACCATGCAGACGACGTGGTGCAAGAGGCTTGGCTTGCGATTGTGAGAGGCATAGGGAAATTTCAGAGACGATCTAGTTTAAAAACCTGGATGCTGACCATCACTTCCAATACGGCGAAGTGCCGATTCAAAGCTCGGCGAAGTGAGTCGAACTGTATTCCATGCACCTCTTGGATCGAGGGAGGAGGCGTTTTATTTGTAGATGATCGTTCCTACACACTGCCTGTGGTATCGCATGACGATAGCCCTGAAGCGCTCCTGACCGAATCCGAACTATACGCTCGCATAAACGTTGCTCTCGAGGTGCTACCGGAGTTGCAGAGAAGCGTATTGATCTTGAGAGAGCGCTCTGGATTGGATCTAGGTGAGATTTCTACCCTTCTAGGAATATCTCTGACTAACGTAAGAGTGCTTCTGCACCGAGCTCGCTTAAAAGTTTTTTCTGCAATTGCGGAGTACCAGGCTGCTGTTGATATGTGAACACCATGAGGACTTTCTCAATTGTCCAGATGGCAGCACTCGACAAATTGAGTCACCCCTTATGTCCTTGACGTTCCGACTGGCGAAGTAGCCCAGCCCCGAGCTGCGCTTTTTGCATCTGGGGTCGAAATGGGGTCAGGCTAATCATTACGCGATTTGGCTAGGCCTATGGTAAAGCTGGCAGATTGCCTGTGGCGGGCACCTACTGGAATGATCCAAAAGACGGCTCATGCCCCATACAGCACTATTCTTCGACTACGCACTAGCTGAGAATGGCCCCTGAACGAAAATGGCGTTAGCATTCCGCCTCACTCGGCTTAAACAGCCTGTTTCTCAGATCAGGGTCGCATCGTGGAAAAGCTCAAACGCCTTCAAAGTGGAATAGAAGGGCTAGACGCTCTGCTCAAAGGAGGGCTAGTCGCAGGCGCCTCATACATTATTCAGGGACGGCCCGGGTCGGGCAAAACGATCCTAGCAAACCAACTTGGGTTCCATCACGCGACCAATGGGGGGCGCGTTCTGGTCGCCACGTTGCTGGCCGAGTCGCACGACCGTCTATTTCAGTTTCTTTCTACTCTGAGCTTTTTTGACTCATCAAAAGTCGGCGCCGAAATTCAGTTTGTGAGTGCGTTTGATACTCTGGAAAACGAAGGACTGGATGAAGTGGTAAAGCTGCTTCGGCGAGAGATTAGCCGTCAAAAAGCAACTGTGATGGTAGTAGACGGCTTGCTCAATGCACGCTCAAAAGCCGATTCGCACATCGATACCAAAAAATTTATCTCCGAGCTTCAAGGGCACGCAGCTTTCGCCGGATGCACTGTGCTGTTTCTTACTAGCTCACGCCTTGACGACGGCAGTCCTGAGCACACAATGGTTGATGGCGTTATTGAAATGGGCGAGGAGCTATTTGGCACCCGCTCAGTACGCCGAATTCAACTGCGCAAAACTCGTGGCAGTGGAGCAATGACAGGCCTTCATGAGTGCGAGATCACTGACAACGGATTGGTGGTTTACCCGCGACTCGAAAGTCTTTATAGCCATCCTTCTGCCCCCGACAGTGCCGACATGACGCGCATCGGTAGTGGAATTGGTTCGTTGGACGGCATATTGGGCGGAGGCCTTTACAGTTCCAGTGTGTCTCTGGTCATGGGGCCCTCCGGGATTGGTAAAACTACTTTAGGTCTGAAGTTTTTGGCCGAGTCGACAGTGGATGCCCCAGGATTGCATTTTGGCTTCTACGAAAGCCCACAACGGTTACGACTCAAGGGCCAATCGCTGGGGATCAATATTCAAGGTATGGAAGACAGCGGCGCCCTGACCATTGCTTGGCAACCCACCACCGAAGGTCTGTTGGATGGTCTTGGCGCACGATTGCTGAGTATCGTCCAAGAGAAAGGAATCAAACGCCTGTTCATCGATAGCCTTAGCGGTATGACACGGGTTTCGACAAATCCGTCAAGGATTACCGACTTTTTCAGCGCGCTGATGAACGAACTGCGATCCAGGGGCGTCACGGTATTTGCTTCATGGGAAATGCGCGATCTATTTGGCTCCGAGGTCAGTGCGCCAAACTCCGACCTCTCCAGCATCGTCGACAATCTGATGCTGATGCGGTTTTCAGAGAATCACTCTGAACTAAGCAGGACGCTTTCTATTCTTAAAGTACGTGATAGCGCTTATGACCCCTCGCGCTTTGAGGTAGTCATCCATGCCCATGATGTTTTATTGAAAAAGGCTTTAAGACATGAACCTTCAGTCCCCACTGAGTCATCTTCCGGTTCAATTTCTTAAGCTTTTGAGTGGGTTGAACTAAGATGACCACCATTCTGGTAGTCGACGACGAGTATTTGATAGCGGACATTCTCAGCTTCGCGCTGGAGGATGAGGGATTCATGGTAGTGAAGGCCAGCAATGGTCGTAAAGGACTAGAAGTGCTGGAACGAGAACGACCAGCCTTGATCATCACCGATTTTATGATGCCGGTCATGGATGGGCAGGAATTCGCCACAGCTGTTCGAGCACTTCCTTCCGCGAGTCATTTGCCGATCATTTTGATGAGCGGCGCCCAGGCACATATCGGAATGAAGAGATCTGATTTGTTTGATGCCGTATTGGCAAAGCCATTCGATATTGACCTGATCATCTCTGAGGTTCGAAAGCTTCTGAACTCAGAATAGATCGCGAGTCCGCCGCCGTTGCTTTTGAATTGCAGCGTCGTATCTGGCAGTTTTTTATGCAGCGTCCAGATCCGTCAGATGCGCAGCAGCGCATTCAAGCACTCTCGTCCGGCCCTTCCGTGATTTGTGCGTAGGCTGCGTGCTCAGCAGCGGCAATTGCTTCGCCCATCGCTTTATGGACATCTTCATTGACAAGGTCGGCAGCCCGGAGAGCCCAAGCGAAACCTGAAGCCCTCGATACGCTTTGCAAGATCAGGGGTATGGAGAGATGTCGGCCAATATTTCCCAGCTCGTGACTCCATGCTCGCATAAGAAAGTCGGAAGGCAGGTATATGCCGCTAGCCGAATCATCACGGCGCTCGCTGCCGTACTGAGGGCCATTCGGGTTGGCTTTGTTCTGACTCATGGTAGAGAGCTTCTTCTGGGTAAAGGGGGGACGTGATCAAAAATACCGAACGATAACGATAGACTGGCATCAGGGAGAGTGGCTTCCGACGCTTACTGGCAATCCCCCCGCCCGGATCTAGTCCTAGTTGGGGCATATTTAAGTCTTTATCGTCCATGATCGCAAACAGCTGGTAGCTGCGTTTGGAATATTTCATCTCCGCGCTGGGCTTTTTGCATCTGCTGCCTCAATGCTACAGTCCCGCCAAACCAAAGAGGGAACGACATGCGGATTTTGATGGCGGCGGTAGCGGTAGTGATGCTGGCGGGGTGCGCCTCCACGGCGATTTCAGTGCGAGACGCCAAGCCGGTGCCGGCAGATGAGGTCTTTGCTTTCCAGTCCAAGCCCTCTGGCGAAAGCGGGAAAATTACGGTTGTGCGCGACTCCGGTGCCGTTGGGTCGGGCTGCGATATCGTCGTCTATGTAGATGGGCGCAAAGCGGCAAAAATCGGCACAGGCCAGCGGGCTACCTTTTATCTCCCACCAGGATCACCGAATCTCGGCGCCGGGCTGGCGGGATCGGGCCTATGCTCAGGAGCGGCGATCCGCACTATCGCGGCGACCGTGCAGCCCGGCAAGGAAAGTCTGTACAGGATCAGCGGAGATATGGCGGGCTTCTATATTGCCCCCTACGTCGACTACAACTGAGAAACGAAAATCATCAAGCCGCCTCCGGGCGGTTTTTTATTGCTTGGAGAAAATGATGCAGACATCAGCGATCAACTACCAACCCATGACAACGATTCGTCTGCACGGGCAGTTACGGCAGTTCGGGAAGTCTTTCAGGCTCTCGGTGAAGTCACCGGCAGAGGCCATTAAAGCGCTGTGTATCCAGATTCCCGGTTTTGAGCGCTTCCTATCAAATGCCAAGTCGCGAGGGTTGGAGTTCGCTGTGTTTCGCGACAAACGCAACATTGGTGAGAAGGAGTTGAGTTACAACGGTGCCGGCGACATTCGTATTGCTCCCGTCGTAGTGGGCAGCAAGCGCGGCGGCGTCCTTCAGACCATCGTCGGCGCGATCCTGATCGTTGTCGGTGTCATCTTTTCCGCGACACCGTTCGGCACGCCGCTGATTGGCGCCGGTATCGGCCTTGTAGCCGGTGGCGTGATCCAAATGCTCAGCCCCCAGGCCGGAGGCCTCAAGACCAGCGCGGCACCAGAGAATACCCCCGGCTACGCCTTCGGCAGCGCCAAAAACACCACGGCATCCGGTAACCCGGTCCCTCTCTGCATCGGCGAGCGACGGTGGGGCGGGGCGATTATCAGCGCTGCTATTTATGCGGAGGATCAGATGTGAGCATGTCGGTCAACGAGCCTAATGAGCCAATGGTCCAGGCTGCGCTGGAGCACTTGGATTACTTGCGAGCTTCATGTCGGATTAATTTGAATTATTACATCGATGAGAGAGTTATCGCTGATCTGTACCGGAAGATGGAGGCTGTTCGGGTGCGAAGTGCTCAGCCTCAAAATCAGCGATAAAGCTTTTATTTCTTTCAAGTGCGTACTGAGTCGCTTGATCTAGATAACTGCTATCAAATTCATACCGATCCACACCCCAGTCAGTGCCACCCAATGAGCGACGACTGACAGAGCGCATACAGATTGCTGCGTTGGCAAGCAAGATGGCAGACCTGGCAATTTCCCAGGCAATCAACTCAAGATCCTTCCGTGTGTAATTGCGACTTTCGTGAGGCTGTCCTGGTTTAGCTTTCAGCGAGTTTGTAGCCAGCCCGTCCTCGCCCTTGGTAACCGCCCACTGCCAGTGGGCGACAGCGTTTCTCTTGGGAATTGATTTGGTGAAGTCAGTGAGCCCCTGTAGGAGCGAGTCGTGCAAGGTGGCCGGACGGATTCGGTGAATCTCAGATTTGATTACGGTAATCATTTTTTCTGCATTTAGATTGGCCTTTGATACAAGCAAATACATCTGGTCTTTGTCGAGCGACATGACTGCACGGAAAATATCGTGAATGGAGCGCTCGCATTCTGAGTAGTTGACCATGACCTGGCCAATTTCTCTAAGTAGCTCCGGCTGCGGCCCAATTTGGTACTTCATGTGACGCTCCAAGTCATTGCGCCCATGTAGCTGAGCGTCCTAAAAAGCGGAACGCTACTACTTCACTATCCGCTGGTGTTACTGGATTTTCATACACGCTGTACAGAAACCCACACCGCCCTTGAGGCGGTTTTTTATTGCCTGGAGAAAAGCATGGGCGCAGCACGCAAGATTGATATCCACGGCGCCAAGGGCGGCGAAGATAAACCAAAAACGCCAACGGAAGCCCCGGACAGTCTGCGCTCGGTCGCTATTGCCAAGATGCTCATCGCTATCGGCGAGGGTGAATTCGAAGGCACGCCGACGGCGCGCGACATTTACCTCGACAACACCCCGCTGCAAGATCCTCAGGGCAACATGAACTTCCCGAACGTGAAGTGGGAATGGCGCACTGGGGCGGTGGACCAGACCTATATCCAAGGCATTCCGTCTGTCGAGAACGAGACCACTATCGGTACCGAGTTGCGAAGCGGAACGCCTTGGGTTCGGGCGATCAGCAATACCCAGCTCTCCGCAGTGCGTGTTCGATTTGCCTGGCCAGCGCTCCAGTCTGTAGATGCCAGCAGCAACATCAACGGGTACCGTATCGATTACAAGGTCGAGCTAGCCACCGACGGCGGTGCTTACCAGCAGGTGCTGAGCGAGTCTGTCGACGGCAAGACCACAAGCTTGTATGAGCGCACGCGTCGTATCGATTTGCCCACGGCAACCACAGGCTGGCTGATGCGTATCACGCGCCTGACCGTCAATCAGAACAACAACAAAATCGCCGACACTATGCAGATTGCTGGCTTCACCGAGGTGATCGACGCGAAGATTCGCTACCCGAACACAGCGCTGCTCTACATCGAGTTCTCCGCCGAGCAGTTCCGCAGCATCCCGGCGGTGACCGTCGGCTGCAAGGCTCGCAAGTGGCAGGTCCCCAGCAATTATGATCCGGTGTCGCGCACCTATAGCGGCATCTGGGATGGGACCCTCAAAGAGGCGTACACCAACAACCCGGTTTGGGCCACTTACGGCATCACCACGAATGACCGTTTCGGCCTCGGTCGGCGAATCAAGCCGTGGATGGTAGACAAGTGGGAGTTGTACCGCATCTCGCAGTACTGCGATCAACTCGTCCCGGACGGGAAGGGTGGTCAGGAGCCGCGCTTCATCTGCAACCTGAACCTGCAAAGCAAGGCTGATGCCTGGTCGCTGCTGCGCGATATCTCGACGATTTACCGGGGGATGACCTACTGGGCTCAGGGCCAGGTGTTCACCCTGTCGGATATGCCGCGCGCCACTGATTTCGACTTCGCCTACACTCGTGCGAACGTCATCGACGGCAAGTTCACTTATTCCAGCGCGTCGGAGCGCACCCGGTACACCCGCGCGCTGATCAGCTACGACAACCCGCTGAACAATTACGACACAGACGTCACGGCGGTAACAGATGCCAAGCTGCAGCGGCGCTACGGCGACAATCCGCTGGAGATCAGCGCCATCGGCTGCACCCGCGAATCCGAGGCCCAGCGCCGAGGCAAGTGGGCGTTGCTCACGAACTCCAAGGATCGGGCCGTTACCTTCAAGGTCGGCTTGGATGGTCGAATTCCGCTGCCCGGTTACGTGATCCCCATCGCTGACGAACTGCTGGCCGGTCGGTCGGTGGGTGGGCGCATCTCGGCGGTGAGCGGCAAGGTTATCACTCTGGATCGCGGCACCCAGGCCAAGCCCGGCGACCGTCTGATTCTCAACCTGCCCGACGGCAAGTGCGAGGGGCGCACCGTCCAGTTGGTCAGTGGTCGGCAGGTCACCGTGACTGTCGCTTACTCCGTGTCACCCGAACCCGAACTTGTGTGGGCGTTGGATGCTGACGATCTCGCCATCCCGCTGTACCGCGTAGTGAGCGTGGCCCGGCCAGAGCCCGGCGTATTTGAAATCTCGGCGGTGCAATATGACCCGAGCAAGTTTGCGCACATCGACACTGGCGCGCGCCTGGAAGAGCGGCCAATCAGCGTTATCCCGATCACCGTGGTACCGGCACCGGCCAGCGTTACGCTGACGTCGAGCTACGCGGTGAGTCAGGGCATTGCCATCAGCACCATGAATATCTCGTGGCCTGCCGTCACCGGCGCCGTCGCGTATGACGTGGAGTGGCGCAAGGACAGCGGCAACTGGATCAAGGTGCAGCGCACCGGCTCGACCAGTGTCGATGTCACCGGCATTTACTCGGGTGCCTACGTGGCCCGGGTAAGATCGGTGAGCGCCTTCGAAATTTCTTCGATCTGGAAGAGTTCGAACCTCACCAACCTGCAAGGTAAAACCGGCCTGCCGCCGGCGGTGTCGTTCCTGCGAACCACCAGCGAACTGTTCGGGATCAGCATCAAGTGGGACTTCCCACCAGGTGCAGAAGACACCCAGCGTACCGAGCTGTGGTATGGCCCGGCGAACGACCTGGGCGCGGCGACCAAGCTGGCCGACCTGGCGTATCCGCAGGCGGATTACCGCATGCAGCAGCTGCTGGCGGGTGCAACGCTGTTCTTCTGGGCGCGCCTGGTGGACCGCACTGGCAACATCGGGCCTTTCTATCCAGTGGTTGGCGGGGTGATGGGCCAAGCCAGTTCGGACGCTGGTCCGATCCTGAACATGCTCGCCGGCAAGATCAGCAAGACAGAGCTGGGCGAGGACCTGCTCAGCGACATCAACAAGATTCCGGGCCTGCAGGACCAGATCGACGCGCTCGACGACATCCTGCTGTACGACGCCCAGAAGACCTACGCCGCCGGCGACACCGTGCGCCAAGGTCAAAGGCTCTACCAGGCCACCGCAGACGTGCCGGCAAACACGTCACCGCCGAATCCTGCTTACTGGCTCGACATTGGGCAGACCGTCGGCACCGTCGGCGCCTTGGCGCAGCAGGTGGAGCTGAACAAGACCAATATCGAGACCGTCGACGGCAAGGTGGTTGCGCAGGCCTCGACGCTAAATGCTCTGCGCGCGGCGACCAGGGACGACTCAGGTAACGGCTCCAAGATCGATGCGCTCAAAGGCTGGTCCAGTACGGCTGCTATCGCTCGGCAGGAGTCGGTAAGCTCCTCTGCCCAAGAAGCAACAGCGCAGCGCCTTACCACACTCGACGCTTCTGTCGGTGAAAACAGCGCCAAGCTCACTACCCTTGAGCAGGTAACGGCGACGGATCGCACGGCCACCGCCCAAAGCCTCACTCAGCTCACCGCAAAGGTGGGGGACAACGAGGCGTCCATTCAGACCACGAGCAAGGCTGTCGCCGACTTGAGCGGTGATTTGTCGACGATCTGGTCTGTGAAGATGGAGACCGCAGCGGGCGGCCAGAAGTACGCCGCATCGTTTGGTCTGGGCCTGCAGGTCGATCCGTCCGGGGTGTCGTCGCAGTTCGTCGTGCGGGCCGACACTTTCATGCTGCTGAACCTGGCCAACGGCACGCCGGTGTCGCCGTTCTCGGTCACCGGCGGGCAGACGTTCATCCGCTCGGCCTTCATCCAGGACGGCACCATCACCAACGCGAAGATCGGCAACTACATCCAGTCGAATAATTACGTGGCGGGTACCAGTGGATGGAAGTTGTTCTTCGACGGAACGTTTGAGATTAACGGGGTGGTTCCTGGTCAAGGCCGCTCGATTATGACGAATCGATCGTTGCGGTTTTGGGATGTTAACGGCATCAAACGCGTTCAAATCGGAGATTTAAGTGAATGAGTGCTGGGATAAGGATTTGGGGGGCTTCGGGCGGTCTTCAACTGGATGAAAACTCTTTCACTGTAAGGGTGGTTTACTCGGCGCTTATAGACTCTTCAGTGCCAGGTTCAGGTCGGAGTGTGTACATATCAATCCCAGGAGTAGAGCCTTCAAATCACACGGCTATTTGCTTGCCCAACGAGCCCTGGTCCGGAAGTACGAGCAGTCAAAATGCTCGCAACTCTCAGTTTGATGCCCAGGTACTATCGGGTGGGGTCAGGGTTTGGTTCTCAAACAGGAATATGCCGACTGGACGAATTGGCATAAGCACGCAAAGGCTGCTGGTGTTAAAATATAAGTGAGGTTGAAATGACGTATGGTCTCACATTTACCAATAGCGCAGACGTAGTAACACTCGACTCTGAGTTTTCCAGGCTTGTTGTACTGTATTCCGCAAGGTATGGGGAGAATGGTGTTAAAGGTGCCGCATTTCCAACGCCAATCACCTCGCTTGAACCCCCTTTAATTTTTGCGAGGCCAGATGTAAGCGGCGGTTTTCAATGGGTCAGGCTTCTTGGTGGGCCCGGTAATTGGACTGGCTTTGTTAATGAAGCGGCTGGAGTTGGAAATTATTTTTTAGCCGCTTATGAATCAAAGCCGACTGCAGGATATGGATTGAGGTTGTGGAATGGTAATTCAAAGCTTCTATTTGACAATGGAACGCCTTGTGCCCAATTCACAAGTGTAGTCGCTACATGGACGTTCGTCAGTGCAGAAAATCCATCGCCCGGCAGATGGCTTTACACGTATCTAGCACCTGCTTCATTCAATACCGGCGATTATATGCTTATCAATAATATTGCATATGATCTTCCGGGTAATGATACGTTTTCTAAACTAAGCTGTGGTTTCAATTACGCAGCCAACACGGTGTCGGTTTATCTTCAGAATATTGGAGATTTTCGAACGGATTCATTGTTTCTTCCATTATTGTTCGCAAAGCCAATGCCACAATGATTTTGGTATGGGTTTGTGATTCTGATGTCCAAGTCTTCGGGCAGTATTGATGCTGCCTTTAGATGATTATTCTCATGGAGAAATGCATGGTTTGGCAAAGAGCAGGTTCGGTCACTGTTCAAACTAACAGCACTACAGTAGTTGGAGTTGGCGTGGACTTCGCCGCGAGCTCGCGCGTGGGAGACTCGTTCATTGGCCCGGATGGTGGGAGCTACGAAGTGGCCAACGTTGTCAGCGCTACGGTGATTTCGATCCTGACCGCATACAAGGGGCCGACGGCAAGCGGCGCCGCATACGCCATCATGCCTGTGCAGGGCTACGACAAGATGCTCTCGGATGCCTTCAACAACCTGAACAATCAGTTCGGGCCGAAGCTGGCAGCACTGGGCACCACTGGCAATTACGATATTTTGCCCGTATCAAAGGGCGGGACCGGTCGCACCACGATTGGCACTTCGATAACCGCCGACATCGCGACAAGCCTTTCGGATACGACGCCTGGGCGGTTATTGCCTATGGGCTACGGCGGGCTTGGCGCAAAGGACAACATGCCTTATTTGGGTGACGTAAACCCGGATGACTATCGCGCCGGTGGGGAGTACTTGGGGAACTTCCTCATTCTCGGCACCCGCAAGGTGGGGGTATTGATCGTCCACCCGGGATCAAATGCAACATTCGCCGGCCAGGAATTCTTGGCCCTTGATGAAGATTCTAAATACTTCCGGACGCAGTCGCTTTCTTCATGGCGTGCCTGGAAAAAGCTGCCGGGCGCCGGTGCAAACACCGATATCACCAGTTTGTTAGGTTTAACAACGGCGCTCTCAGTCTCGCAAGGTGGTACCGGAGGAAAAACCCAAGCGGATGCTCGTGCGGGCCTTGGGCTTGGCTCGGCTGCTACAGCGACTGTTGGTTCTGCGGCCGGGAACGTAATGCCGGTTGGCGCGGGCGGGCTGCTTGGCGTGGCTATCGGAATCCCTCAGGGAACAGCCTTGAGCCTGGTGCAGAAGACACAGTTCTCGACGACCAGCAGCAATGCTGACGTTCCAGCCGCCGCCCCTTACTCAACGCTGATAACGATCAAGTATCCAGAAGGGTTTCGTCAAAGTGAGCTCGCAGCGAACATCCTCGATGGCAGCCTCTACTCGCGCGTCACTCTGGCGAACGGCGCTACCACGCCGTGGCGGAAAATCTACGACGATACCAACACCACGCGTGCCGCTGACGGCACCCTCAAGGCGATCTGACCATGGCAAGAGCAGCAATCAATGTCCTCGGCGCAACTGGCGCGACCTACGACTTCGTGACCAATGGCGCCGGGGTGGTTGGATCATCCCGCGAGTCGGTTGGTGTGTACCACATCACAGGATGCCTGGGCATGGTTCCGTTCCCGCCAGCGGATGATGGTTGGGGCTACACCGTCAACCAGGTGGACTCTCGAGCGGACGTGGACATTCAATTCGATGACCAGGTGTTGGTCGTGACGGTGACCAAGGACGGGAAGCCATACGACCTGAAGCACATGATCACGCTGCACATTCTGGTCCCTGATGCTCCAGCGGTGGAGATGCCACAGGAAGCGCAACCCGCGGAAGATCCCGTAACGCCTGAAGCCTGACCAACGCAAATAACACCACGGCCGCCTTGAGCGGTTTTTTTTCGCTTGGAGAAACGTATGCCGATCACCGAGCAGCAGTTGCTGCAAATCCTCCCGAACGCCGGTCGCCAAGCCGGCGTTTTCGTTTCTGCGTTAAACGGGGCGATGAACCGCTATGCCATTGTCGGCCCGCTGCGTGTTGCAGCATTCATCGCTCAGGTCGGGCATGAGTCGGGCCAGTTGCGGTGGGTGCGCGAGATTTGGGGGCCCACGGCGCAGCAGCTCGGATATGAGGGGCGCGCGGATCTGGGCAACACACTGAAGGGGGACGGCTCCAAATTCAGAGGCCGAGGCCTTATCCAGGTCACCGGCCGGGCGAATTACGTCGCGTGCGGCGAGGCGCTGGGCTTGGACCTTATCAGCAAACCTGAACTTCTGGAGCTGCCCCAGTATGCCGCGATGTCGGCTGCATGGTTCTGGTCCACGCGCGGGCTGAATACGCTGGCAGACCAGAATGACTTCACGAAGATCACCCGCCGCATCAATGGCGGACTCAATGGCCAAGCTGATCGACAGGCGCTGTATGACAAGGCGCTGCAGGTGCTGGTATGACGCCGGTGCAGAGGCTGGCCGTAGTGCTGTTGGCGATGGCCATTGCTTGTTTTTCCACATGGAAGGTGCAGGACTGGCGTTACGCTGGGCAGTTGGCCGAGCAGGCGGGCCTGCACAAGGATGAGCTGGCCGCGATCAGCAATGCTGCCTCTGCCCAGGCGCGCGCCGAGACCGATAAGCGCCTGACCCTTGAGCAGCAGCTCGCCGCGCAAGACCAACAACACACCCGAGAACTATCCAATGCCCAACGCAGCCAGGCTCTACTGCGCAATCGCCTTGCCACTGCTGATGTGCGGCTGTCAGTCCTTCTCGACGCCACGGATTCAACCGGTGGCTGCGACGTGCCTGCCGCCCCCGGCGCCACCGGCGTGGTTCATGCAGCCCGTCGAGCCCAACTTGACCCAGCGCATGCTCAAAGAATTATCGGCATCACCGATGACGGGGACAAAGCCATGATCGCGCTGCGTGCGTGCCAAGCGTACGTCAGGGCCGTGGCCCCCTGAACACTTTCAACTCAAGCAGCAGCCGCTGATTCTCCCTGAACAGGTAGTCGCACTGGCTTCTGACCAACTCGAGGCTGCGGATTTTCCCGTTCTGCTGAGAGCTTTCCAAGTTCAGTCTGGCAATATTGTCGAGCGCTTTCTTGAGGGCCCCCTATGCAGCTGCCTTATCCATGGCCAGCGCGTCACTCATCTGCACAAGACCGGCAATATTGGCTCGCGCCTTTTTCAACAGCTGATATGCGGTGGTCAGCTCGTCCTCGAGCAGAGAGCAATGGTGCTGGTACATTTCGAGAGGCGTGGGGCAGCCAAGCCACGCTGAGGTGTCTTCGTCGAGGTTCATGGTGAGTCAATCCGAATGCTGTATGTGCATACAGTAATCGAGATTCGAGCAATGGGAAGGTTCAAGCCGACGAACTGCCTGCCCGCCCGACGATCAGTCGGGGGACATCAGTAAAGCCAGGGTCAGCTTAATAAACTCTTCATTTTCGTCGATGGTGTGTAGGGCACCTCGAACATTTTCTGCGACTTCGGCGGATCCGCGTTGTTCTACCCAATTCGAAATTTCCATGATTGAGGCTTCGAGGGCCAGCTGGTTTTCGTAGAGCTTGGACAGAAGGGAGGGGAGCAGGTCTGAGTTGGGCATCGGCGTTCCTCTGGTGGAGTGAACAGCTTAGCAGCTTGTGTTTTTTGGGGAGCTCGTGTTCGGTAGGCAGAACGCCGGGGGAGGGGCAAATCATTTCCGCAACCTGATGCGCGCCCCTTGATTTATGCGGGCTGCAGAACAACTGAAACATATCAGATGCGGAAACCATTTACCGGTAACTGGTTGAAATTAATAGGAAAATCGCCAGTCTTGAAAACCGGCGGACGTTAATAGCGTCTCCAGGGTTCGAATCCCTGGTTTCCCGCCAAGATTTACACAAAAGCCCCGCGATTGCGGGGCTTTTGCGTTTCTGGCGCTTGGTTGGCACAACGACGAAAACAAGAGGCGTTCCGAAACTTTCGGGCAGGAGTTCCGAAACTTTGCCTATTTAGAGGGCTTGGCGGTCGCGCCGATCCTCCTGTAAACCCTCTTCGTGATCTCCTGTTTACTGTGTCCGAGCAGGAGGCTTGCGTCACCAATATCGATGATTTCCGAGGCCGCCTTAGGCCGAATGTCACGAAACTGAAACCCGCCTATCTTCGCCGCGAGCAAGGGGTCCCCTTGGTCAATTGCTTTCTGCTGCGCCTTCTCCCGAGCTTTGTCCCAGCGCAAGCGCAACATCCCCTTCGTCATCCTCTTACCGTGCTTGTTGATCAGCAGGTATTTTGAAGAGTGGTGCGCATTCCTCTCGGTAATTTCTCTGATCAATTGTCCCAGGCTGTTTTCCCCGGCCTCTGTGCGCATCGAGATCCGCAGTTTTAGGCCTGTCTTGCCCTGCGTCACCAAGAAGTAATCACCCTCTGTATCGTCGCTGCGCATGATGATCACGTCTGCAGGTCGCTGGCCGGTCAAATAGCCCAGGTCCATCGCTTCCTTGAGCTCAGGCTCTGCCATCCCGTAGACCGCATCCCACACCACCGCATTGGCGTAATAGTCGCGGGGTGTCTCCTTGTTCTTTCTGATCCCCTGGCATGGGTTCTCCCGTTCGGTAAGGCCCCACTCCCGCGCCATGTTGAATACGTGAGAGAGCAGGGCGATTTCCCTGTTTGCCCTGACCTTGGCCGTTCGCGCGTCACGGTAGCCAGCGATATTGGCAGGGGTTATAGAGTCGATGGGCGCGCTATCGAAGGTGGGTCGTAGCTGTTTTAACTCGGCCAGGTTGTCTTTCTGGGTGCGCTCGCCCTTTTTCGGAATGACGTCACGCTCATATCTGTCGAAGATTCCCTTCATCGTGGTTAGGTCGGCTGGTTTTTCCTTCGCTTCAAGCTCTGCCCACTTCAGCCTGGCCTTGCCCAGGTCGCCGCCGAGGGGGATCTCCTTACCGGTTGCGTCGCGATAGTAGTACCCGACCCATACTTTGCCGTTCTTGCGTGGGCGCTTGCGCCTTACCATCCCAGGCGGCAAGTCCCTGTTCTCTGTATTGCGGGGGCGCATATCAATTCACTCTTGAGAAGTCCGGCGTCCAAGCCGGGCGCGCCGGCGGCGGATTTGGATCGACATTAGTTGCGGTCGCCATGCCCAGCTTCATCCGGGCAAACATTCGGCCAACCAAGGGGCGTCCGCCGCGGCTCTCGACGTACACCCAGTTACGGTCTTTAAGCCACTTGCGTTGGTGCGCGCGGTGCTTGTACCCGGTCAAGTCAGCAAGTTCTTCATCCGAAAGGATCTCCGCTTCCATGCCTACCTCCCGCTGCCCGCAGTGGGCCGCGCTGTCTTGATGATGTGAATGGCAATGCCGAAGCTGACCAGCAGCCAGGCGCAGGTGCCGGCAAAGGCGTAGAGAATGTCGGCCGTCTCGCCGTCCATGAGCAGCACCGGGCCGAGCCAGAAGAACCAGCAGACCGTAGCTGACACGTACAGCAAGACGCCCAGCATCAGCAGGGTGAGTTTTATTGAGTACATGGAGTGTCCTTGCCGCGCTGGCGGCAGAAGTTGGCCCACCGCTTTCCGGCAGGCACTTATGCTTTAATGAGAAAAATCCTTGCAGGTGGCGCGAAATGGATAAGGCGTTTAGAAACCCTTTGTTTTTGACTGGGATCCCGTTGGCAATCTGCGGCATTGCGATCACTGCGCCAGCCCTTTGGATTCCCGGTTTGGTTTTGATGGTTTGTGGGCTGGCGAAGAGCAAGAAACAGCCTTGATGCTCACCTGCAGGCATATAGGGGAATGGAGTGGTGGCGTATGGCCCCCGTATCTACGGTTGGAAGAAGGGCGTAGAACAGAAAGTCCGTTCTTTAATCCATCGGTCGTGCGCTTGTCTCATCATCTGGAAGCCCCAATTGCTCACGAATATCGAGGGCACATCCTTTTCCTCAAATTCGAGTGGCGGCGCCCCAACGACAAAAGTCCTCGCTCGGTCACCGTGATCGAGCCCGCCTCTATTAACGGACTGGGCGAGGTTGCGGCTGATCTACATGGCCCGTGGGATGACTACCAGTCGGCGATATCGGAAGCGATGTCCGCAGCCGAGAGATGGGTCGACAGCCAGTTGCCCTGAAGTTGCTCACCGGCAGGCATGTAGGGGGATTGGGGTTAGGAGTAGCCTTTGCTGATGCGCTGGGCGATGGCTTCGAGCTTTTCGGCCATGCTCCACATATCGTTGTTGTCGCGGCGGGATACCACTGCCGCGCTGGACGTTGCGATCGATCAGGATCTTTGCAGCCAGCAGGATCAGCCAGGCTTCGGCTTTCCGCCGGAAGAACCGCCTCATGGATTTGACCCCTTCATGAACGTGATCCAGTGCGTTTTCTCGCGCTTACCGGACTTGTGGCCAAACAGCGGCTGCTCGTCGGTCAGTGTCAGAATTTCGCTGACCCGGATCTGGGTTTCGTTCCACTTGAAGATCAGGAACTGGCCTGGTCGCAGCACCCGGAAGCACTCTGCGAAGCCTTTGCGGAGATCGTCCCTCCAGTCATCGGTGAGGATTCCGTACTTGAGCCGCAACCAGCTTTCGCGGCCGGCGCGCACCAGGTGCGGTGGATCGAACACCACCATATTGAAGCTGGCATCAGGGAAAGGCAGGTGCCGAAAGTCCATGATGACGTCGGGCTCAACCTTCAACACCCGGCCATCACACAGCACATGCTCTTCGTCGCGGATGTCGCCGAACAGAGCGCGCTGGTCACCCTTGTCGAACCACATCATCCGGCTGGCGCTGCATGGATCGAGGACTTGTGCATTCATGGTCTTGGCCCCTTGTAAATGAACACGTAGGCGAACCAGAGAGGGGCGATCATGGCGTCACCAGCGGGCTTTCTTCTGCGACCTGGCAAGAGCCGCAACCGTCACCGCACGCACCGCAGAAATCTTTGCCAACTGCCATGGCGTCGACTTCTCGCTGCAGGCTCGGCACATACCGCACCCATACGCACACTGGGCCGTCTTCGGTGTCGTGGATCGAGAAGAGGAACCAGCCATCACCAGCGGGCTGTGTCGGCGCCCAGGCCGTACAATCCGCGATGCCACTGGCGAACCATGCCGCTTGCAATTCATCCGGGGCGTCATCCTCAAAGTTCCGCTCACGAACCTCCAACCCTCGATCTGTGAACCAGGCGTATGGAATCAGTTCGTCATCAGTCGATGGCCAAGCTGGGTGGGTCCAGCAGCCGGCCGCGTCTCGCTCAATGGGCAGTGGCTGGATCAAAAAGGTTTTTTCAGACATGACTTCGTCCTTGCCGCTATAGCGGCTGACTTTGAAGGGGGAGGGGTTAGTAGGTTAAGCTCTCAGTCTTTAGTAACATGGCAGAAATGAAATGAGCAGAACGAACAGTTATTTAATTTTTTGCTACTGTTGTTTATTGTTTTGCGCTGGAGTTGTGTTTAGTTTCATTTTTACGAAAACGGGTGAGGTGAGCTTTATTACGTTCCTTGGAGCTCTTTCAAGCTTAGCTACAATTGGAGCTGCACTCACTGCTGTATATGCATTAAATTCATGGCGCACGCAGTTTAAACATGCAGAAAAGTATCGAATGATCAAAGAGCTAAGGGATATGACTAGTGACTCTGATTTCATCAGGCGCTTTGTGATATCTGTTCGAGATCAATTGATGAGCTCCTTATATAGCGAGTCGCTTGAAGATGATCCAAGCGAGGTGATGAAGGATTTTGGAATGGAACTGTGGTGGCAGCACTCGAAAAGCTTGAATTACGCATGGAACAATATGTGTGAAATACTCAGTGATGAAGACATTTCTAGGTTTGCTACGCGCCCCTCTGATTTGGATGATTCTGTTACCGAATGGTTTGAGAAGATGATTTATATTGTTTTCGAAGACGGGAGCCCGAGGCTTAGGCGTCACTTGAACTTGGTAAAGGAAACAGCTAGAGGTGGGAAAGAGATTACGTCTCAATATAAAGAGTTAGAAACGGGCGCGCGCGCTATTATTAAAAATTTATCTGCCTAGATATTTATCGGATGAGATGTAACCAGATCATGGGCATTCACAACCTTCATGCCGAGGTGTTCGGCGATCAGGACTTCCAAGCGGGCACCCTTTGAATGCTCCCAGCCGGGCAGGGTGGCCACGGTTTCACAGTCCATCAGGGCGACAATGTCGCGGCGCATGCAGTCGTTCCAAGTGCCGCCGTTGGGGTTGATCTCGGCGGGGTTGGTGACGGTGTGGCCGCCGGCGCGCAAGTTGGTGGTCATGGCGTGGAAGGCGGCGAAGTTGAGGTCGGGCAGGCCGGTCATGGGGCCGCTGAGGTAGATGCGCTTCATGCTGCCTCCTTTCGATCTTCCGGCTTTCGTATCAAGCCCAGGCGTACGCCTTCATCTCGAACAATCAAGATGTCGTCGCCATAGCCCCATGGATTCTCGAAGCCGTTATCCATCACGGGCTGGAAATACCCGTAGAGCATCATCTTCCCGCTGAGTACGAACGAACCGATAGATCCGACAAGGCTCTTCAGTGTGCCGCCGTGCGAGAAGCCGTCCCACGGGCCTTGCCTCGTAACGTTGATGCGGTCCCCGGTGTAGTCATCGAACAGCCAGACGATATTGCGACGGCCATTGAGGGCGAGGTATGCATCATGCCCGGCGCCCTTGTTACGAAAGAAGCACCGGCCGCAGTTGGCTATCACCCTGAGGAATTCGTTTGCAGCGATGACTCGGTCCAGGCGCTGCTGGCCGATGGTTTTGTTTTCTGTAGGCATGGGGAGTCCTCGCGTCTATATGCGGTAAACTAGTAAAAAATTTCGAGGCGAATGTGTAATGGGGCGTGTTCTGGCGATAGTGGGTATTGTTGTAACAGTGGTTTATTTGGTTTTTGTTTGGTGGTTAGTGGGGGAGAGGATTCAATCCCTGCAAACCATGGCGCTAAATGAAGTAGGGGATTTTTTAGCAGGTGTGTTTGGACCTTTAGCTATTCTCTGGCTCGTACTGGGGTTTTTCCAGCAGGGCGTAGAACTTCGGCAAGGGACAGAGGCGCTGAAGATGCAAGCAAAAGAATTAAGGGCGTCAGTGCAGCAGCAGTCAGCTATGGTTGATGTTTCGAAGGAACAGCTACGCACTGCGATAGATGCAGCAAAGTATGAGAGACAGCTTAACGAAAGAAGTTGTGAGCCGCATACTGGTTTCAAATTTAAGTATATGGTCACTAAAGGCCCTGAGAATATCGCTACTTTTGTACTGATTAATACCGGACCCAGATGTCGAGCGTTGAGTGTTATATTTTCCGCCTCTGATTCTGAGCAAATAATTTTGATATATAAGGAGGTTTTTGCGAGTGAGGAAATTGAAATTGAAGTGCCTGAAAGGCTGCTAAGTATTTCTGAACTAAGAAAGGCTACTCTTAGTTATACAAAAAATAACGGAACAGTAAGTCATGAGTTTTATGGTCTAAGGAAAGTCCAGCCTAGATTTGGTCAGCCTTTTGCGGAAGCGGTAAGGCTCTCTAGCTAATCAGCAAGCTTTCATTAGCGCCTCAATTATTCGACGACCAGCCAATGGCGGAACCGCGTTTCCGGTCATGTGCATGGTCAGCCGGTGGTTGTCCGGCCGCTGCGTGTCCTTCGGGAAAGACTGCGCGGCCATGGCCTCATTGGCAGTGATCATGCGCATCCGGTCACCGTCGACCACGGCCCATCGGTCCAGAGTAGTGATGGTGCCGATGGGGCGCTCCAGGCTGCGGCCAGTGAGCCCAGAACCGGAACCGTAGTAGGGCATAACGAACCGCTCGCCGAACCGCTCACGGCCATTCTTCACGCGGGTAAGCGTAGATTCAGAACGACCTGGCTTGATGATCGGCGACCACTTTCCAGCATTGAAATTGATAATCTCGCTGGCAGGCACGTGCTGGTGCTGCTGGAGTTGCAGGTGAAGCGGAGCCTTGCTGCGGGAGCACACCATGAACAGACGCACTCGGTGCTGAGGCACGCCGAGGTCGGCGCAGTCCACGATGTGCGGCGCCAGTGAGTAGCCAAGGCGCTTCATCGCATCTGCCCAGGCCGGGTAGAGAATCCAGTCCATGAACTCCGGCACGTTTTCGATGACGGCAAAGTCGGGCCGATTCACCTCTGCGTTCGCCACCGGCGCCCAGGCGGTAGAGCGCGAGTTGTCGTGCTGCGGGTTGCCGGCGGCCTTACCGCGTGCCTTTGTGTGGCCCTGGCAGCACGGAGAGGCCAGCATCACGTCATGCTTTGGCACCCGCGACCAGTCAGCCTGGTGCAAGTCCTGGCAGACGTGCTGCGTCTCCGGGTTGTTCTTGGTGTGCCACTCTACGGCTGCGGGCCAATGGTTGGCAGCCCAGAGCACGTTGAGGCCAGCGTCTTTCCCTCCGCGGGTCCATCCGCCGAAACCAGAAAACAAGTCAATTGCTGTGAGCATAGGGGACCCTCGCCGGCTGGCGTGATTCGTTGATATGGGGTATTACGGGTGACCGGCATGGAGCCGGATCAGGGAGCGAACATGGCTGAAGACACAAAAAATTTCGCAGCATGGATGAGGGCTTCGGACATACAGTCCTCGGTCTCGCGCTGTGCTGACTTGTTCAATAGCGGGGTTTTTAACTCCAACTCCAGTGCTGGAATTTTGTTTGAGTCTGCAGTAACGCTTTTGCTGATCCATCTGAATGACTTGTTGCAGAAGGCCAAGACGGATGGGAAAAGAATAAGCTTCGTGGACGACATTGAGATCACTGAAACAATCTCTGATGTCACCGACCTTGTTAGAGCTTGCAGATATGCGGCGTGTCATGTTCCAAGCGGGGAGCACAAAATTGAGTCTGGCAAGTTCACCTTTTGCGTAGCTTCTGGATATGGACCTACAGGCTTCGTTATTAATGGCAAGGAAATGGGTTCTGATTATGCCGATGACATTGCCGTGTATTACGGTAAGCACCGCCTGTATCTTAAAAGACACCTTTTGCGAAGTTTTGAATTGGTTGCACAAATTTATCGGACGGAGGGCCATTGGTAAGCGCCGCCCTCCGTTTACCCGATGCAGCAGCGTCTTCTCTTTCGCGCGCTTGTCCCGCTGAATCTGCGCATTGTCTTTGGCCATGGCCTACCTCTTCAATTCCACTTGCTGGCAGTGCCAGGCATGCCGGTCGGCGCCGCGCGGCGGTTACCCTTGGCTGCAAATTCGGAAGAACCGTGCAAGTCGTGCAAGGTGGGGAGTTAGTTTCGGTGTACAAAAATACCTCGACTCCCACCGGTTACTTTCCGATCGAAGCCGGCAAGCCGCTGCATCTGGTCATGCGTGGCTGGGCCAATGCCAACCGCACCTGCAGGATAGGGTTCGTCAGTGAGTTTGCGCCGGGAGTGCGTTACGTGATCAAGGGCGGGATTGTCGACGACCCGTCAGCCTTGAGCGGGTGCCACATCAGTATTTTCAACGCGGATTCGGGGGCACGCGTCGCTGTCGCTGACGAGCCGAAAGTGGAACGTGGCTGCGCCTTGGACAAGCTGCCGCTGCAATGA